CGGACAAAAACAAGCATTAGACGAGTTTAAAGGTATAGAATTATAAAAGTGGTTGCAGAGTAAAAATAAACATAAACACAACCATCATTACAACAAGGGCATAGTAAATAAAGGGTACTTTATAGCGCTTTAATAAGAAAAAACTAGGTACAGCCCAAATATACCATGTAATGATTACCCATAAAATAAAGTAGAATACAAAGGAAATAATATTAATTATATCTATATGCTGTGATTTTTTTGCCATGAGTACCCATGCACAATTAATTAGTATAGTTGGAATGGCATTATTTAGAATCTTTTGTATTACTTTACAATGCTTTTCACTTTTAATAATAGCTTCTTTTAGGCGCTCTCTTTGTTTTTTCATTATCATTATTTCCTTATTTATACTATTTTTGATTTTATATTACCATGTCATTAACAATATACAACACTATAATAACACATCTATAATATATTGATTATTAATAATTAATTTTGTTAGTGTTGTTAGTGTCATAAAATCACAAAAAAGAAGTTTTCTTTTAACT